GAAGACAGCAACACTCACAGAAACAGTTGACCCAGATGCAGTAGCGTTGGCAACACCAACCTACACAACAATTACTCTTGCAGAGTATGGTAACGCAGTACTTGTAACACGTGCTTTGGAACTCTTCAGCCTTGCTGATGTAGACCCAGCAATTGCTAACATCATTGCGTTCAACATGGCAGACTCAATTGACGAAGTTGCTCAGACAGTGCTACGCGCTGGCGACAATGTACTTCGTGGCGGAACTGCTACATCAACAGCAACTCTTGCTTCATCTGATGTATTTACATCAGCGCTAGCACGTAAGGCAACTGCAAAGTTGCGTGCTAACAAGGCTATCCCACGCAAGGGTTCACTCTACTGGGCTGGTATCCACCCAGAAGTTTCACATGACCTTCGCGCTGAAACAGGCGTAGGTTCATGGCGTCAGCCACATGAGTATCAGTCAAATGATGCTATCTGGGCAGGCGAAATTGGTACATACGAAGGTGCTTTCTATGTAGAGTCACCACGTTTGTACAACGACAAGGTAGGTGCTAACCGCACTACTTCAGGTACAACAACAACTGCATCAGCAGCGTCAGGAGCAACAACACTTGCTCTTACATCTACTTCAGGCATCAATGTTGGCGATGCAATCATGGCAACAGGATTGACAACATCAACAACATATGTAACTGCAATTGATGGACTAAACGTAACAGTATCTCCAGCAGTTCTATCTGCTGGTGTTACATCAGGTGCAGCAGTAACAATCACTCCAATTACAAAGGTATTCAACACATACTTTGCTGGACAGCAAGCACTTGCTGAGGCAGTTGCTGAAGAGCCACACGTTGTAATCGGACCAGTTGTTGACAAGTTGATGCGTCACCGTCCACTCGGATGGTACGGCGTACTTGGTCACGCTATCTACCGTCAAGAAGCGCTTTACCGCGTTGAGACATCTTCATCAATTGACTTTGTGTAAGCAATAGTTAACTGACGACAGAGCAGGGGTTGCATGTGCGCCCCTGCTTTGTAGTAAGTCAACTAAGGAGACTAATGACTAAGTATTACCTAACAACTCCTACAGAGGAGTACGGTCCAGCAGGCGGTGGACGTTTGTTTATCCGCTATCGCTTGACACGTGGAGTCAGTCTCATGCGCAATAATGGCGTTTGGTCTGAAACTAGATTTCCAACTGAAAATGTAATTGCAGAGGCTGACCATTTTTATTTAGGTGGCAGTGAGTATGAAATTAAACAAGACATATATCAGTCATTAATTGACCAAGGATTTGGTGAATACGTAAGGGCGGAATAGTGGAGCATCAGCATATTAGCAAGGTGCTTGAATGGGGATTCAGCGCAGACCATAACTTTGAAGCAACCCTTTGGGGTTGCGTGTTATGTGATGTAACAGCAGATAAGCCGTTTGAGTATGAAGAGATTTCAATTGACCACACGGCGTGTGATGATGATTGTTTTGGTTGTAAGGCTAAAGGTTTACAACTAGCAACAGGAGATGCATCTGGCAAAATTATTGCTAGCGGTACTACTCAAAAAAAATGGGACAAAGAATTGGCTTTCTATAAAGAGGCTAGAGCACAAGGGGTACAACCCGAAGGCACTAATCGCAAGGCTATAGAAAAAGCATTAGATGCATCAGCGGTTTTAAATCAAGCCTATGATGCAGGAAAGATGCCTAAAGCCAAGGATATAAATAAAGAAACCGTAGCAGTAATGAAAGAGATAGGACAAATCTAATGCCAGCAATGAAGAAGAAGGCAGCCGCTATGTCAATGAAAAAAGACATGGCACAGGATGCAAAGATGATGAAGGGCATGAAGCCAGCGCAGAAGTCCGCCTTCAAGAAGGCTGACAAAAAGATGGATGTTAAGAAGCCATCTGCTAAGGCAGACATGCGTATGGACATGGCGCTTCGTAAGCGCATCATGAAGAAGGGCAAGTAATTATGTGCACAGCATGCGGATGCAAGGACACAGCAGTAACTATTGACGCACCAGTGCGTAACAGTACAAAGCCAGCAGCAGGAGCAATCCCTGGCTACACACAAGGTTCATCAATTGGTGGACAAGAACTTCATCGCTCAGATGCAAGTGTAATTAAAGGTTGGAATGTTCCAGCACCATACGGAAAAGGAAAGTAACAATGGCTAACGAATACATGAAATCAAATGAGACAGCAGCAGGTCTTGTTATTCCTGCAAAGGTACGTAAGGCTGCTACAGACAAGTCCTCTTGGGGCAAAGACTTTGGCGGTGGAGTAGGTCCAGGACAGGCTCCAATGTCAGCACCACGTTCAGGCAAGGGTACATCTAGTGGACCTGCACAGGTTATCAAGGGTGTATACACACAGCCTGAAGGCGGACGTAGACCTTAATTATGGCTAACATGAAAAAGCCAGCGATGAAGAAGCCTACAGTATCTCGCGCTCCCGCAAAGAAAGTTCCTTCTGGAATGAAAGTTAATATGCCTAAAGTTTCAGGCGCTAAGCCTGGAGTTAAAAAGCCAATGCCAAAGGTTACAGGCGTTAAGCCTTCTACAAGAGTGCAAATGCCTCTTACAGGACCAGCAGCAATTAAAGCAATTCAAGACCGCACATCACCTAGTGGTGTAAAAAAGGCTGAAGCAGGTGCTAAGAAGGCAATTGATAAAAAGTATCCAGGTCTTTATAAGAAGAATAAGTAAGGTTAAATAAATGGCTAACTCCGACCCACGTCTTAAGCGAGCAGGTGTATCAGGCTACAACAAGCCAAAGCGTACACCGTCACATCCAAAGAAGTCACACGTTGTTGTGGCTAAAAAAGGTAGTCAGGTTAAACTGATTCGTTTTGGACAGCAAGGCGTGGTCGGAGACCGTAAGCCAACTGCACGACAGGCTTCATTTAAAGCCCGTCATGCTAGCAACATTAACAAAGGCAAGATGAGTGCCGCATACTGGGCAGACAAGGTTAAATGGTAATGGCTAAAAAAGTTTGGGAAACACCTAACCCAAAAAAGAAATCAACACCATTGTCACCTGCTGCTAAAGCATCAGCAAAGGCTGCCGCTAAAAAGGCTGGTAGAAAATATCCTAATCTTGTAGACAATATGAGGGCAGCACAAAAGAGGGGCAAATAATGGTGCGCACAGGGCAAGCGGCACAAAGAATTAAAAAAGAAACTGATGCTAAACCTAAAGTAGGTTTTAAAAAACTTGCTAAAGATGCAGCACTTAATGCCGTAATGATTGCAGGACCAGGTAAGTTTGTTAAAGGTGCTAAAGTTGCTGAACAAGGAGCCGTTGCTGCTGCACGATTAGCACGCAGAGCGCGTGGTGGTAGTGGGACAGCAAGCCGTATGCAAAAGGCTTCTAAGTCAACTGACGCATCTCGCCGTGAGGCTAAGCGCCGTGCAGAAAATGCAGCCAAAGAAACACGTGTAGAAAAAGCAGAAATACCTAGTCCATCTAAAGTTGTTAAACTAGCACCGCGTAAACCACAGCCTGCATCTGAAACATTTAGAGTTGCTCAACGCAACATTCGTAGAAATGTTGCTGGTGTTGATAAACCAAAGGCTAAGATTCCAACTAGTGAAGCACAGGCTATTGCTAAAGAAGCAGGACGTAGACCTATTGCTCCGCGCCCAAGAGATGTTAAAAAGGGTAGCGAAACTAAATTAACACCACGCGAAACGCTTTATGAAAAGTTAGGCAAAAAAGCACCTGTTAAGGTAACAAGAAAAAAGCCTATGTCACAAGCAGAGATTGCTGTAATTAAAAAATCTGAACAAGAATCTAAATTGGCTAAACTTGCTCAAAGACCTGCTAAGCCTAAAAGTGGCAAACTTGAAGATAAAAACTTTAAACTGCCTAAGCATAAGGTTAATGTTGGTACGCCAAAGATTGTTAAAAAAGAAACACCAAAAAAAATAAAGGTTACTAGACCTGCACGTGGCAATAAAGTAGAGTCTGCGGATATTGTTAAGGGTCGTCCAACTGGTTGGAAGAATTGGTCTGAACCTAAAAAGCAACGCTGGCTTGAGAAGCGTGACCGCCAACGTGATACTGCTGCTGCAAAAGCAAATCCAAATAGATACTCTGGTCCTAAAAAAGAAACGGGCAATCGCCTTGCTACAGAACGCAATCTTGAAATTGGTCTTGTTGATGTTAAAAAAACTATGCAAAAAAACGAAGCAAGGTTTGCTAAGAAAAATGCTGCCAAGGTAGATGCAACTTTAGCCAAGGCTAAACAAGCACGTCAAGGTCGCAGTTTGCAAAATACATTTAATAAGCCAATATTTAAACGCAAGCCTTCAACTGGCAAGTTAACAGTTAAGCGACCTATTAAGCCAACTAAGGAGTAGGAATGACTACATATGGAACTGCAACTTACAATGGAACTAGTTATACCTTGTATGGTCGTCCTGGGTCTACACTTCGTGACGAACTCAATCGCCTTGCTAACGGTGGCGAGTATCCAGCGTACACAGAATACCTTGATGAAGACGGAGCAGTTAACAACTGGGTAGGAACTCCAGCGGGTACACCGCTGGCATCTGCTCTTAATCTTAAGTCTGACCCTAACCGCCCCTATACAGCATACAAAGGCAACAATGCTGCTGCATGTGAGATTGCTGGCATTACAGACCCAGCAAAATACATTGAGATTGTTACTGCACTAAGAACGGTTGCTTCCTAATGACAACACTAGATAATTTAATTGATGACGTACAGTTAGACCTTGCAGGTTTTACGTACCGTCAAGACCGAGCAACTTACTTAGTATCTGCTGCTACCAGTTCAGACCTAGTACTTAACGTTGCTACCACCGACAATATTGCTAAAGGCATTATTGAAATTGATGATGAAATGATGTGGGTAGATTCTTATGACCGTCAAGCAAACACTGTTACTATCGCTCCTTTTGGGCGCGGATACAATGGCACTACTCCTGCTGCTCACGCTACTAATACAAAAGTAGTTATTACTCCTACCTTTCCACGTCAAGTTGTTAAGCGTGCAATTAACGATACAATTGGTGCAGTATACCCAAAGGTATTTGCAACTGGCTACACAGGTGTTACATTCTTGGCTAGCCGTACAACATACGCAGTACCAGCAGAAGCCATTCAGATTCTTTCAATGGCATGGCAATCGGTGGGACCAACAAAAGAATGGCTACCAATTCGCCAGTGGCGTTGGGACCCTATTGCTTACCCATCAGCATTTCCTACAGGTAAGACTGTATCAATCTACGACAATGTACTTCCAGGTCGTACTATGAATATTATTTATTCACACTTGCCAGTGCCATTAGCAAATAACTCAGATGACTTTGAGACTGTATCGGGACTACCATCTTCAATGCGCGATGTAATTATTTATGGTTCTGCTTGGCGTTTGTCTTCATACCTTGACCCAGCACGTAACTCTATTACTACACCTGCATCAGATGAAATTGATACAAAGCGTCCGTATGGCACAGGCACTACAGTTACAAAAAACTTGCAAGCGTTGTACTTACAACGCCTTGAAGAAGAATCCCTGAAGCAAAAACTTCAGTTCCCTACCCGCGTCCACTATTCACGATAGGCGAATAAATGACAGTACGTAAGTATACCTCCCGTTCACAGCAAACAACACTGTCATCAGCAGTTACCTCTGGTGAACAACCTGACAGTAACTCGCGCTGTTGACATGTCTGGTGCATCAGCACAAGACCACTCATCAGGTGCTGTAGTGCGTCACATGGTTATTGGTCGTGACCTTCGTGAGTCTAACCTACACATTGAGGCAACTGGTGCTTATAATGATGGTACTGGTACTCATGCTATGCACGGTTTAGGTGCATCTGATGGTGTAGTAGTTGGAACTGCTGCAACACAGACACTCACAAATAAGACATTTACGACACCTACAGTCAATGGTGCTACTTTGTCTGGTACAATTACTAGTACAGCAACAGTTACAGGTGGCACCATTACGGGTGCCACTATAACAGGTCTGTCTAGTGCAGGTATGGTTAGTTCATCTGCTACTCCTAAAGACTATGTAGATGCTATTCTTGGTTCAGCAACAGCAGCAGCAACCAGTGCTGCTAGCGCAGCAACAAGCGCTACGGCTGCAGCCACATCTGCTTCATCCGCAGCAACATCGGCAACAGCCGCTGCTACATCTGCTGCATCTGCTCTTACATCACAAACCGCAGCAGCAACTTCTGCAACTAGTGCAGCAACTTCTGCTACCGCAGCGGCTACTTCAGCAACATCTGCTGCTGCATCTGCAACTGCTGCAGCAACCAGCGCTACCAGCGCTGCTGCTTCTGCTACCGCTGCTGCAACTAGTGCTACTTCTGCTGCAGCCAGTGCTACAACTGCTGCAAACTCTGTGGCTACTATAGCCTCATACGCAACTACTGCTTCTAACTCTGCTGCTGCTGCTGCAACTTCGGCTACAAGTGCCGCTGCAAGCGCTACAGCAGCCTCTACAAGCGCGACTAGCGCTGCTGCTAGTGCAACTGCTGCCGCTACCTCTGCAACCTCAGCAGCGGCTTCTGCGACTGCAGCAGCCACAAGTGCTGCTTCAGCCCTGACTAGTCAGACCGCTGCTGCTACATCAGCATCTAGTGCTGCAACCTCAGCCACTGCTGCTGCTACAAGTGCAGCAGATGCCCTGACATCAGCCAACAGCGCAGCAACAACTTACGACAACTTTGATGACCGTTACTTAGGTGCTAAGTCATCTGCTCCTACAACAGATAATGACGGCAACCCACTACTTACTGGTGCGTTGTACTTTAACTCTGTTTTGGCTGCTATGTATGTATGGACTGGTACTGCTTGGTCTGTTATGGCAACAAGCGGTGACATTGAATCAGTAACTGCAGGCACAGGATTAACAGGTGGTGGTGCAAGCGGTGCAGTTACTGTAGCCCTTGACACATCAAGTGTGTATGTAGTTCCTGCGCAGTCTGGTCAAACTGGCAAATATTTAACTACTGATGGTACCTCTGCTTCTTGGGGAACTGTTGCTGGATACCTAGCACCTACAATTGGTACAACTACAATTACATCTGGTACCACGGTATCTACATTGACATCTGTTGCTTTAAGCAACGCATCATTAACAGGTACAGTTACTGCTGGTGGTTCTGCTGGAACTAGCGGATACGTATTATCTACTACTGGTACTGGCGTACAATGGGCTGCTGTTGCAGGTTCTCTTGCACAACCAACTGAACCAACATCTCCTAGTGATGGACAAATCTGGGTAGACACAGATGGCACAGCACTTATCAATCAGTTGCTACGCTGGTCTAAGGCACCCGCTAATGGAACAACAACTCTATCTGGCAATGATGATAACTCAGTACCGCTGACCTACAGCGTAGGTTATGAGCAGGTATTCCAAAACGGTGCATTACTTGCACGAGGTTCTGACTACACAGCAACAAGTGGTACAAGTATTACATTGACTAACGCCTCTGTAACTGGAGACATTTTTGAAGTCTTTGCTGCACAACCTGTAGCAATCTCTGATGTGTACACACAGACTCAGGCTAACTCAGCGTTTATCAGCAAATCTCTGACTACTACTACTGGTGACATTATCTACGCGTCAGGTGCTAACACACCTGCTCGTCTAGGTATTGGTTCTACTGGTCAAACTTTATCCGTATCTGGTGGAGTTCCTGCTTGGGTTTCTCCTGGATTAACAAAAATTATGTCAGCAACTTTTAGTGGTGTAGCCAATACAGGTACTACTTTTGACGGAGTATTTAGTAGCAGTTACAATAATTATGTGATTGTTTTTTCTAATTTATTTGCATCAGGCAATGTTAATCTTTTGTTTCAGTTAAGGAAAGCAGGACCAACAACACAGGCAAGTGCTTATTATGGAACAAGATTATCAGGAAATACATTAGCAACAACAACAAATGGAACTTCTTTTGACTTGTTTCCGTGCAGCACAGAGTCATCGGCTGGTCAAATATTATTGGCTACAGATGCAACACCAACTCAATTAAGTTACACAATGTTTGGCAGACAGTTAAACCAAGCAATAATTGGCGGCTTTATGAACGACTCAGTCGGTGCTAATGCAGCAACAGGATTTATTTTATCCCCATCAAGCGGAACAATAAGCGGCTTTGTGGCTGTTTATGGATTGGCAGACTAATGACAACTAAAGCAGAAAAAATTGCAGCATTTAAGGCAGAATATCCAACCCTTAAAGTTGGAAGCGATGAAACAGGTTACACAGAATTAAATGCTGATGAATATGAAGCAAAGATTTCTGAATGGGCTGACAATATATTGGCTAAAGAAGCAGAAGAAACAGCCAAGGCTGCTGCAAAGCAAGCACTCCTAGATAAACTAGGCATTACAGAAGAAGAAGCACAACTACTCCTAGGAGGAAACTAACTTGGCAACCATAAGCAATACACCAAGACCAGGCTATGTCTGGGATGCTACAGATAATGTCTGGTATCCAATCGGAGTAGGTGCTCATCAGCATACTAATGCTGCCGATACTCCAGCGGTTATTCCTAATGCGCTAGTAGATGCTAAGGGAGATAATGAGTGGAACCTCTACAACAATATCAGGTATTAGCGGAGCATACAATCAGTTGGTTATTACAGTATCTGATTTTTACCCATCACCAACACAAGGTTCTTTTTACTTTAGACTTAATTCAGATTCAACAGCAAATGCTTATCGTTATTTAGAACAGCAAGGCGATAGCGGTTCACCTTACTCAACAGCATCTCCACAATGGTTTTTTAATGCTAATGGTTTTTATTTTGATGCAACTCAAAACAATGCAGATAGTAATGCTTTTGCTTGGATTGAATTACCTAATTATGCAGATACAACTGTTAATAAGTTTGCTCGTTTTCAATCATCTTGGACTAATTTTGGCGGTAACAAGCAAACTATTTTTGGTCACGGTTTTTGGGAAAATACATCAGCAGTAACATCAATACAGTTTAGCCATAATGGTCAAACTACTGCTGCAGGAACTATTAAGATTTGGGGAGTTAAATAATGACAACACCTATAGTAAAAGTTCACAATGTTGAAACAGGTGAAGAAACAGAACGCCCAATGACTGCAGAAGAATTTGCTCAGTGGGAGATTGATATAGCAGCATCTATTGCTAGAGAACAAGCAAAAGAAGAACAAGCATTAGCAAGGGCTGCATTGTTAGAGCGACTTGGTATTACTGCAGAAGAAGCAGCCTTACTACTTGGAGGTAACAACTAATGACCAGAGCCTATAACACAGCCACTACTCAGCAAAACTCTGGTGGTCCAGTAGCAGGTGTAACTGCTGGTAAGAACCTAGTAATTAATGGCGCATTTGATATTTGGCAACGTGGTACAACATTTACAAACCCTGGTTCAAACATTTATGGTCCAGATAGATGGACTATTGGTGATAACACAGGTTGTGTGTATACACGCCAATCATCAGATGCACCAACTGGATTCCAATACTTTTTAAGAGCGTTTCGCACAGCAGGAACAAGCAATACTTCAAATATAAATGTTGTGCAAAGCATAGAAACAATTAACTCAATTCCTTTTGCTGGTAAAACAGTTACATTATCTTTGTACCTTCGTAAAGGTGCTAATGGACCATCAAACCTAAACATTGCTTTGGTTTGGGGAACTAACACAGATGGCTCATTGTGGTCAGGTGGGGGTAACGGAGGAACAATTGCTGGAACATCTCAAGCAATTACTACTTCTTGGACACGGTATACATATACTGGAACAGTGCCATCTAATGCAACTCAACTATTTGTTTGGGCGTATTATTCAGCAAGTGGAACTTCCCCAGCAAATGAATACTTTGACATCACAGGCGTTCAACTAGAAATAGGCTCAGTAGCCACACCATTTAGTCGTGCTGGTGGTACTATTCAGGGTGAACTTGCTGCGTGCCAGAGGTATTATGCTAGTTTTGGCGGTACAAATTACAATGCAATTGGTACTGGCGTCTATGTATCAAGTACGGTTTGTAGAATTTTTATTCCAATGCCTGTATTTATGCGAACAGCGCCAACATTAAGTAATAGCGCCGCTAGTAATTTTGGAATTTTTAATGGTTCTGGTAATGACCAAGCATCGGGTCTTAGTGCAAACAGTTTAGATATTAATAGCGCAGCGTTAGACATAACAGTTACATCAAGAACTGCTGGTTATGGTGGCATATTGAATACTCGTACAAATCCAAGCGCATACATTGCGTTTAGTTCGGAGTTATAATGACAACTTATGAAGAAGTAACAACAGACACAGGTTCACAATTTATTAAGCGTACAAATGAGGACGGTTCTATTAACTGGATTCCAGTAAATGAATCCAACTCAGACTATCAACGCTATCTAAACCCAGAAGCGGAACAATCCACACCTACGTTTAACTAAGGAGTAGCCCATGGCTGGCAGAGACATAACCGATGGTCGCGCTACCCGCGCCATTGCCGTTGACCTTGGTATTGGTACAGGTACTATTTGGCAAAACTCAGGCGTAGCCTATGATGTAGCCATTGCTGGTATTCCGTTCTTCTTAGCAATTAAAGATGAGCGCCCTTACGAGCGTGGTACTGCACCATTTCGTAAAGAACAGTTTGATTCACAAACTAATCCAGGTGAGCAATCGCTTACTGGTTGGTGGTTGCGTAGTCAAAACTCTTTCCACACTGGTGAGGGCATTAAGTTCTATGACCCATTATCTAACCCATACGCTGCAACTATTTCTACCAACTCGTACCGAGTTGCTGAGGTACGCGGTGTAGATGTGTGGGTACCAGGTGAAGTCACGCTATTGCATGATGTTACACAAGGACATAATGTACTAACAACTATTGCAGCCAACAAACGTGTATCACAAACCATGCGTGCTATTCAATGGAATAACACTAATGGTTATTTATTACATGATGGTTATGATGTTGACCGTATTCATGCAGATGGAACTGTAGACCATTGGGTTGATTATACTGCTGGTACTAATGACCCTGTGTATGCAATTACAGATGATGGTCAGTTTGCATATTGGGTAACTAATGACACCGTAGGTGGCAAGTTAGATGTACGCAAGAAAGCATTAAGTGCAGCAGCAACATCAGCATCTACATCTATGTTTACAACTCCTGGTATTACAGTTACTAATGCTGTTATTGGTTATGTAAAGCAGCGCCTTGTTGCTGCAATTAACAACAAAATCTATGAGTTTGCTACTAGTGCAGCAGCACTACCTACTGAGATTTATACACACCCTAATACTAGCGTTGTATTTACTAGCATTACAGAGTCAGGCACTGCTATCTACGTCTCTAACTATTTAGGTTTAACCTCATCTATTCTTAAGTTTACACTTGATGAGACTAGTGGTGCTATGCCTACATTAACGTATGGTATTACAGCAGCAGTTATGCCAAAGGGTGAGATTATCCATAAGATATATCAGTACCTTGGGTACATGATGATTGGAACTAATAAAGGTATCCGCGTAGCATCTATTGCTAGCGATGGTTCTCTTACTTATGGTCCACTTATTGTTGAGACAGACCAACCTTGTTATGATTTTGCTGCACGTAATTCTTTTGTGTGGTGCGCTACTGGTGTAGATGGTTATGCTGGATTGATACGTATTAACCTAGCGCAACCAATTGACAATTTAGTTTTTGCTTATGCCCATGATATTTATGAAGGCAATTCATCTACTAGTAATCCAACAACTGCAGTTTCTTTTATTGGCGAAACTGAACGGTTAGCCTTTGCTACTACTGCTACTAGCAGTACTGTTGGGTATTCATACTTAGAAGAAGCAACTAAACTACGCAATGATGGTTACATACAAACAGGATACATTCGATTTAACACACTAGAACGTAAACACTTTAAGCGTCTTGTTGGATTAGGTACATTTGATTACGGTTCTATGAGCCTACAAACTGTAGATTATGAAGGCAACATCTATGACATTAACTCATACGATTCCGCTATTGGTGCACCTGAGTCATCTATTACCCAGCCTGCTGGTTCACAAGATGCTATAGCATTACGTTTTAGGTTATACCATGATGGAGTTGATGACACTAAAGGTCCTACATTTAAGGGCTATCAACTTAAGGGTCTACCTGCTAACCCACGTAATAGAATTATCAAGGCTCCATTGATGAACTTTGATATTGAAACAGACAAGTACAACACGACTGTAGGCTACGAAGGCAGAGCCTTCGATAGACTGGCAGCACTAGAAACCGCTGAGAGCAATGGTGACATTGTGTCTTGGCAAGACTTCCGCACTGGAGAAACACAGCAGGTACTGATTGAACAAGTACTGTTTACTGATGTTACTCCTCCCGATAAGAAACTTACTGGCTTCGGCGGTACGATTTCTCTAACCATTAGAACGGTATAACACTATGTCGCTACAAGACTGGGCAGCATTTGCCCTATCAATTACATCACTTATAGGTGCATTTGCTGTAATGATTCGCTGGATGGTAAAACATTATCTAGCAGAACTAAAGCCTAATGGTGGCAGCAGTGTGTCCGATAGATTGAATCGTGTTGAGACTCGAGTAGACGACATTTATAAATTGTTATGTGAGAAGTCATAATGGGATTTACAACTATATTACCTGAGCCAATGTGGGACCCAGTAACACCAAACATTGACCTTGAAGAATGGGAAGATGACGATGAGTAAAGCATCACCTGCTGCTATAGCAGTACTACGTCAAGCAACAGCCTTGCGCCCTAAGCGCAAGAAGGCTAGTGATGGGCTATTACCATCTGCTGCACACATAAAGCAAAGCCCTAACTCAGACCACAATACAGGGTTAGCCGTTGATTTAACGCATGACCCTAAGAACGGAATTGATTGTGCTGACATTTTTGAAAAACTTAAAAGCGATAAGCGTGTTAAGTATCTTATCTTTCAAGGCAAGATATGGTCTAAAGAAAAGGCTAAGCAAGGAACCAGGAAATATGTTGGGAGTAATCCTCACAATAAGCACCTACATATTTCTATTGTTGATACTTGTAGGAACGATGTTTCTCCCTGGTTCCCATGGCTAGACCAGCCTAGGATTGTTAATCAGATTATTGCACGTGTAACACCAGTGCCTGCTAAGAAGGCATACAAAACTGAAGTTTGTACCTGTTGCAAATTGCACGGTACAAAGTCCTAATCCCCTAGGAGGATACAATGGAACAATTCAAGCAACTATCACTTACATGGTTTCGTGCAGCAGCAGCCTCTGCTGTGGCACTATTCCTTGCTGGTGAGTCAGACCCTAAGACACTAGCAATGGCAGCACTGGCTGGATTTGCTGGTCCACTGCTTAAGTGGCTAGATAACTCTGCTCCAGAGTTTGGTCGCGGTTCAAAGTAATACCCTTTTAAGGGGCTTAGCAGCCCCGTAGAGACAAGAAGCCCCCGCTCAGGTACATTAACCTACCTGGCGGGGGTCTTTTTCTGTTTTAGTTGTAGTCCAAATACAACTGGCGTGGAATTATGTTAAGTTTTTTACGTATGTCTTTGCGTTGATACTCGGTAGTATTGCCCCAGTATCCCATGACTTCATGCTTTAAGGCATAGTCTAGACACTCGTTAACTACTGGGCAGGCACCACATATCTTGCGGAGCATGCGTATGTTGGGGTAGGTACTTGCTTTTTCTTCTGTGAAGAAGGCTTCAGGGTCCGAGTTAGAACAGTTAGCCTCTTCTCGAAATGCGTACATTATCCTCCTGTTGAGTAGAAACCAGAGCCTTTGAACTTCACTGGTGGTGAAGTCCATACTCTAGTCATTACCATTTGACAGCAGACTGGTTCTCTGTCATCTCCAAACTCACGATACACCTCTTGTGTCATGTTGCACAAGTCGCACTTGTAATCATAGTTAGGCACAATCATCTCCATCTATCTCAGTGGGTGCAGTTGTAACTGTCCCACACTCTATACATTCTTGGGCTAAATCATACCAACCAACTGCTCTAGTATCTTCATCCCACATAACCGTAACCTTAAACATCTTGCATCCACAAATACAAGCAAAGGTTGGTTCACCTCTAAGGTCGTTCATGTTTACTTTCCCAGTACATCTTATAGTAATTAACATCAAGTGCAAAGCGCTTCATGTGTTTAACTAATGCACCAGTATGTGAATACAAAGGCACTGCTGCCTTATGCATTAAGCGGAAGAAGTTGATGTCTTCCGATACAAACTGCTCTCCAACTCCAGTCTCGTTAAAGTATGGAACAGAACCGTGCACTCTGCGCATTGCTGTGACTGCGTTGCGATGCATAAGCACGAATCCAAAGCCAGCCGAACCGACCTTAATGAGAGCGTTAACTGGGAGCGGGTGGACATAGGCAATTTTGTATTCATCATCAGTCCAATTAAAAATAGCAGGGTATGGTGACATAAGCGAACCTTCATTCTCTTTTGAGATGAAGTAAGTACCAGTAACTACTGGTCTATCTACTGGGTCTGCTGCGTTCCATACTGCTTGAAGTGCATCTTCAGTTAGTACTATGTCGCTATCTACCCAGAGAATCCAATCAAAGTCTGTTTTGTCATACCAGAAATCCAACGCCTGTTGGCGTTGTCTTCCAATCTGGTTGCCTTGTACACGCATGGCTGATGCAATAGGCAACTTAGATGTTAGTGCTGCATAAACAACACCTTCAGTAAACTTGCCATCAGTGGAGCCACCATCACACCAACACAGAATTATCTGGTTATTCGTCTGCGTCTTCGGTCTGTTCGACATCTGTTGGTTCTGATACAGCGGTGTCTTCTTGGTTGTCTTGCTCATGGTATGGCTTCCACCCTCCTAGGTGTTTGACTAATGAATTGAGTGCACGCTGCACCTTCATGCGTGCTCCGTCTGGTGTGCTTTCCATTTCTTTGGATAGCATTGTCCAGTCTGGTGAGTCTACGCTGAAGCGTAG